CACCCTATATATAAAAAAAAAAAATAAAAAAGAACATAGGAAAATCATATATGGTCAAAATCGGTGTAACGTTTAACATTTGTTATTATACCACTTTGCATTAGTAAAAGTATTTTTAGTTATCGGTATTATTACTATTTTGGTTTAAATTTAGCGTGTGGCACTTAGGCTAGTATGACAATGCTGACAGTTTATATATAGGATTTTTTTAGGTTAGTTATTATTAGTAAGTTTTAAACTATAAGCTAGCAATATCCTGAGCGGTCAAACCTTTGTCTTTCAATATCTTTAAAAGCTCTGCATTAGCTTTTCTTTCTGCCTTAGCTTCTGCCTTCTGCTCTTCTGTCATAGCTTTCCTTGTGCTATCGCCATTTTCTGATTTAGCTTTTTCCCGGGCTATGTTTGACGCGTCAAGTTTAATCATTCTCTGAATTAAACTTTTTACTTTATCCTCGCCGAGCAAACTAATTGCGTCACTAACATTGTCAATAACATCATAGTCAAATTCAAAGTTTACATCTTGCTTTGTTTTCGGGGAGTTGTAAGAACCTTGTGCGGTAATTTTGCTTGACATAGTTTTATTCCTACCTATATATAAACTGCCAGATTGTCAAAGAACTTTTTTATCCTGCTTACAATGTAGAGTATAACATATACAGTATAGAATGTCAAGTTATTTAATAAAATAAAAAAGCTAATAAGCTAATGCTGTATTGCGTTATTAGCTGACGCCAAAATACTTTACTAATAAAGGGGTATTAAAAATGCTAACACTCTGTATAAACAATGTTAGTTATTACAATGATAGTATAATGATTAGTATTTTTAGAATTACTGCCACCGTAGGTGGGTATAGCACCCCCCAAGGCGATTGGTTTTATCTTATACACCTCTAAATTTACCTACCAAATTTTACGCCATTAGCTATTTAAGCGTTGGTAATGACCTTCGGTCATATTAGCTATGCTTAAGCACTAATGCGGTAATTTGAATGGCTAAAGCCATTTTAAGCATTGGTAATCTTTTAAGCCTTATTTAATGCCCTAATTTTAATTAATTTAAAATACTAAAAATAGTAATAAAATCAATGTAAAATAGCCTTGACATTTACTATTAAATGTGTTTTATTTACATTGTAGAAAGTGTAAGCTGGCATTGAATAATTTAAAATAGTGAAAAAACTGAAAAATAAAAATGCCATCAAAGTTAATAACACAGTTGGTCTGATCAACTAACTGATTTTCCTTTTAATTAGCTAATACAAAAGGGAGTTACATCTATTTAGTAATAAGTAGGTGAAGCTCCCTTTTTTATTAACCTTAGCTTAAATGATTGGAGATAAAAAATTATGCCATTAGTTAAACCACAGGAACTTAAGTCAATAGCTTATCAAAACCTACAACCAGATAAAATGAGCTCCCGTATCCAGATAATAATAGCGATGGATATCGCAGGATATTCTGGGGGCTCTATTGCTAAAGAAACTGGGCTTACAGAGAATAGGGTATCTATCATTAGAAATAGCCCACTGTTTATAGAAGCTAGAGATGCTCAGCGGTCAAAGTTGACTAGTCAAATCATAGAAAAACAATCTGATAAAATAGTGGCTGGAGACCCAGTAGAGCAGAAACTTAAGTCATTAGCCCTATCTGCTGTTAATAAACAGGAAGCTCTTATGAATAATGCTAATTCTGAATTCGTTCAGAAAGCTTGCTCTGACTCTATATTAGATAGAGCGGGGTATAAAGCTAGGACAGATAAAAATATAGTCAGTGTAGAAATAACGGAAAAAATGGCGGATAGGTTTGAGAGGGTTTTGTCTAGAGTTACTACTATAACAAAGGAAAGTTAATGTCAGTTTTAAATGATTACTTTTCTGCTAATCCTAAAAAAGAAAACGATAGTATAAATCAAATATTACAAGAAAACAAAGCAAAGAACTTTGTTGACAGAATTATAAATGTTGATAAATATCCTTCTATCAATTTAGGAAATGATACTATAGCAACGCATAAAATGGCTTGGTCTCAAGTAGGAGACCAGTATATAGTTTATCCATCAATAGTATACAACAACAAGGAACTAATAGAGCTTTCTCCAGATGAAGCTATAAAATATGCTTTGTCTAATAGTGAGTTTATTCCATTTAGTAACCCAGAAGAAGCATCTTGGTTTTCACAAAACTACAAAAAGATTTGGAGTAACAAAAGCAAATGAGTATTAATTTAGTCCAATTATCAGATAAACAGAGGACAGCTTTACGCAAAAATTGCCTGAGGGATTTATTTTCCTATTGTGTAGCTGTATTAGGTTATGATGATATTACTGAATCTCTACATGGAGAGCTTTGTAAGTTCTTAGCTTTACCTGGTGATAGGAAGCAGATAACACTACCTAGAAGCTTTGTAAAGACCTGGATGTGTTCTATAGCCTATCCACAGTGGATTACTTTACCTCGGGAAGAGGAAGATGAATTCCCCTATCACAATGCATGGCAAGATAAGTTCTGGCAACTAGGACCTAATATGCGTATTTTAATTGCTAGCTATGTTATATCTAATGCGGAAAAAATGCTGGGTTTAATTAGAAAAACCTATGAAAGTAATCCAGCTATGCAGATACTATTCCCAGAGGTAATACCTATTAACTTTAATAAGACTAGGTGGTCTAATGAAAGTGCCTGTATAAATAGACCCGACAACTTTACAGAATCTACCTTCGAAGCTGCAGGCATTGGCGGAGCGTCAATATCGAGACATTATGATATTATAATAGAAGACGATTTAGTGTATGCTAAAAAGGATGACTTATCAGGTCGTGAGCTTCAACCTGGTCAGGAAGATATAGATAAAGCTATTGGATGGCACAAACTTAGTCATTCACTGTTAGTTCCTGGTAATCATACCAGATTATATAATATCGGAACTAGATGGGCTAAACACGATTTAATAGACTATATCTGGAAGAATGAAAAAAGTTATGAGATATTCCATAGAGGATGTATAGACCTTAAGGAATTGGAAGTTAAAAAAGACTGGAGACAGTGTACTCCAACTTGGAAAGAAGCATATGGTATTAACCAACTAGAGAAGATATATGATGCTCAAGGCTCTTGGATGTTTTCCACTCAGTACTTGACTATTCCTATATCTCCTGAGGAGTGCCTATTTAAAAAAGAGTGGCTTCAACTTTATAATAGTGATGAGGAGATACCGAAGACTGCTCGGTATTTTACCACCATTGACCTTAGTGAATGGAGTGAGTCTAGCAAGAGAACAGACTGTGAAGGTGTTGTTTTAACTTGTGGATGGGATGATAAGCATAATTGCTGGATTAAGCATTACGATAAGGGAAGGTTTAATCCTAGTCAGATAATTAAACTGATGGCGATGCACTGGGATAAGTTTAAACCAGAAGCTATAGGTATTGAATCAGTGTATTATCAGAAATCGCTGGCTCACTTTGCTAGGGAGTATATGTTTGAAGGGAAAGTACCAATGATGACTATCCGTCAACTTACACCTGAGAGTAATACCTCAAAGGAGATTAGGATAAGAGCTATCGAACCTATTGCATCTAATCTAGCTCTGCATTGTAAAACAGTGCATAAAGACTTCATGACAGAGTTTTGTGATTATGTTCCTAATTCTAAACTGAGTAAGAAAGATTTACTTGACGCGTTGGCTTATCAAATTCAGATAGCTAGACCTGGACAAGCTAGTCAAAGCGGGAAGGTTGAAAGAAAAAACGAAATTACCCTAGGTACTATGGATACCTTTTTAGAAGAATGCTTTAATAAGAATAAAAAGAAAGATACCTTTGGTAATAAAACTGTTCAGAGTAATCCCTACCATATTAATGAAGGGGAATTGGATGATGTTTATAGTCAGCTGGAGTGGGATGTTTAATCAAATTTAACTATTAAAAATGGAGATAGCATGTCAGTTAAAGATGACGCGAAGAAAAAGTATAGGATGAAGAAAGCTGTCAGTAAAACCGCTAAAAGTAAAAAGTGTAATCCCTATAGTGATGTATTAAAGGGTGATAAGTAATGAAAGCTAGTGAAGAAATTAAAAAGAGGATAATGGATAAAAAGTGGGCGTCTTTAGAAAAAAGGGGTTATAGTAAACCCAAAGATAAAGCTGAAGAGAAAGCGAGGTTAAAAGCTAGTCATGGATTTTAAACAACCAAACAAACTGAAAACAGACTGTGTTTCCCTCCCCCGAACTGGGGTAGCACGGGTAATGCAGCTACAAAAAGACGCTTGGTTCTCGCGTCAGGACTCCCTACGTTTCCTTAAACAACCTCTGGAGGATTAATGAAAGATAATAAAATTGATGAAATAATTATTAGTGATACAGACAGAGCTTATCTTGCTGGAATAATAGATGGTGAAGGTGGCTTTTCTATTACTAAGGGTGTTTCTAAGGGCGTTACTGTCTTTTATCAAGCTACTGTTTATGTTGTTAATACTGATTTTAGTTTAATTAATTGGTTGCAAGACACTTTTGGTGGAAGCGTTTATGATTCTACTATTAGTAATATTAAATGTAAGGATAAAAAGCAATGGGTTATTAGAAAAGATGGTATTGAAAGAATAATTCGTTTAGTTTATCCTTATTTAAAAATAAAGAAAGAACGTGCTCAAATAATGCTATCTTATTTAAATAGAGTTTGGGATAGTGAAGAGTCTTTTTATATTAAAATGAAGGAGCTTAATAAACGTGGAAGATAAAACAAAACTTAATTTGAACAGTCTTGATTACTGGAAAGCTGAGATAAGAGCTGGAATTAGATACAGAACCATCTTTGGCAAATCCAAAGAATGGGAGCGTTATAAAAAGATGTATCGTGGTCTATGGGCAGAAGGCGTTGTTCCAGTTAATATAATATATGCTCTAGGTCGTTCTATGATACCTCAAATCTATTTTAGAAATCCTAGAGTTAATATAAAACCTAGACGACCTGGATATGCTATGCACGCTAGAGTACTAGAGCGTATTGATAATTACTTAATAAATGAAACTGGTTTAAAGCATCAACTAAAAAGATGTATATTAGATTGCTATCTCTGTGGTAGGGGTCCTGGCATAGTAGGTTATGATTCAGAATATGGCTTTAATCCTTCTTTCTTAAGTGATGAACTAGCTGACCTATCCCTAACTCAATTTAATAAATCTGGTCAGAAAATAGAATATGTTGATAATATAAAAGCTGGATATCCATGGTTTATGCGAGCTAACCCTTCTGACTTTATAGTGCCTTGGGGAACATCTGCTTGGGATGAAGCTAGGTGGTATGCATTAAGAAAGATGAGACCTCTTAGAGACATTAAAGAAGATCCAAAGTATACCAACACAGCTAGTTTAAAAGCTCCATTTAAATCAGCCCTAGATAAAAGCACAGAGGCTGCTGCAAATAATGCTACTAAGAACTATGAAGAAGATAGCCAAAATGAATGGGCTGAACTTTGGGAAGTGCATGATAAAAGAAGTGGATTAATTTATGCTTTAACTCTAGACCACGATAAATTCCTTAGGATAGATAAAGACTACCTTCAGGTAGAAGGTCTTAATGCTGATGTCCTAGGTTTTAACGAAGATCCCGATTACTTTTGGTGGACTCCTGATTGTAGACTAGTTGAAGTTCAACAGTTAGAAATGAATGACATTAGAACTATGGCAAAGAAGCATAGAAGAGTAGCATTATTAAAAGTATTATATGATAGGGGTATGCTTAGTGATAAAGATGAAATAACTAAGTTATTAGATGGTGACCCAAAGGCTGCTGTAGCAATAGATGCAGGAGTTAATGGTGATGTTAGAAAAGCAGTAGCTCTATTTCAAAGCCACGTACCACCAGACTTACTAAGTGCTGCTAGAGAAGTTAGAGAAGATGTAAGGGAAATAGTTGGCTTTAGTAGAAACCAGATGGGTAGCTTTGAAGAGTCATCTGGTAGGCGAACTGCCCACGAAGCAGAGATAGTTAGGGCTGCATCAATGATAAGAATAGATGAAAGGAGAGATACAGTTGCAGATTTTTTAGAGAGGATAATGCGTAAGGAAAACCAGCTGATATTTGATAACTGGAGTGCAGAAAGAGTAATAGATATAATAGGTCCAAATGGTGTTAGGTATTGGGTAAGGTTTACTGGTAAAGAAATAAAGGGTGAGTTTACTTATGGAGTTAATCCTGAGGAAACAATACCTGAAGATAAAAGAACTAGAAGAGAGGAAGCTCTTCAATTCATGCAAGTTGCTGCAAATGTGCCAGGACTTGATATGAAGTACTTACTAGAAAGTTATGCTGACAACTTAGGAGATTGGCTTGACCCTAAAATGCTATTCCCAGCAGATGAAGGTGTGGGTAGAAGTCCAGAGAAAGCTATGCCATTTACAGAGTTAATGCGAATGGGTGGTGGTCAGAGTAACTTTCCAGCATTAGGGGGTGGATAATGGGATATGGTAATAAGGGGTTGGATAGTTTAGAATATGATCAATATCTAGTAAAGAACAAGAAAGAAGCCGAATTGAAAGAACGTCAGTTTGCTCGTAAACACGCAAACAAAGGTTACGAAGGATGGCACTTTGGTTTAGGTAGCCATCCAGTATATACTAAAGACAAAGCTGAATTTAAACGGGAACTTGATAAACGTGGTCTTATGATAAAAGACGACGTTAAAAAGAACCTGAAGTAGGAGGACAGCGTGAGTGATTTATCAGATGCATTAAGAATAAGTGATGAAGGTAAAAGCAGAGAATTAACAATAAAGATGAAGGCTGGAGAAAAACCAGAAGTTAGCTTTAAAGGTTTTTGGAATGGTAAGTTTATAACTGCTGCAATGAATAGTATTAGTAAAGCATATAGAATACAGGCGAGGAATGTCGTGAGACCACGAGCGACAATAAATAATACAGTGGATAATAAAACTCAGTTAGTGAATACTGAGAAGGGAGGAAAGGGCGATGGTAAATGATTTATTAAAATGGTTGCTTCCATTTATGCCATTAACACTAGGTGTTGAAGGTGATGGCTCTGGAGGCGGAGGCGATGACAAAAGTAAAACTGGAGATGAGGACAAGGTTTCTAAAGCAGAGTATGACAAGCTAGTGGCTGATAATGCTAAGTTAAAACAGGACTTTGAGGATACTAGAATGGAAGTTTTCTCTGATAATTACATGGCTTTTCTAGAGAATAAAGATAGGAAAGTTGATGTTACACCAGATAAAAAGCTTCCTGACGGTAAAGATGAAGACCTGAGTAAGCTTAGCCCTAAAGAGCTAATAGCCAGAGCTAAAGAAGAGTTTAAAAGAGAGCAAGAAGAAGCTAGGTTAAAAGATAGGGAAGAAACGATAAGTTCTGTAAAGAAAGAGCAAACCCAAAAAGAAGTTGCATCTTTTGCTAGGTCTCATGGAGATTATGAAAAATGGAGACCAGTTATGTATGGCTTAAGTTTAGATCCAAAAAACAAAGACTTAAGTTTACAAGAGCTTTATGAAAAAGCAAAAGACCACGTAACAAGATTGGGTCAACCTAGTGAAGAAGAGAAAGAAAGGCAGAGAAAGCTCTCTACAGAAAAGCCTGGTGGTTCTAGTGAGTCATATGAAAAGTATCAGAAAATGAGTGCTGATGCAATAGCTAAAGAAACCTTAAGCGAAGTTAAAGAAAAACTTGGTCCGATTCCTCCTGCATAATAAATAAGGAGTATTATGGCTACTGCAACCTTAACGGAATATCTCAATACGCTGTACACGAGCACTTGGTCAAAAAGGCGTGCTGGGGTTGTTGATCAGGTTTTTGAGGAAAATAAGTTACTTGCTCTTTTAAAAAGCAAAGGGATGATTAAGTATGAGTCTACTGATGGTAGAAGGTTAGAAATACCATTAAGAGTAAACAAGACAGGAACAGCCAAGTTCTTTGGTAGGGGTGCTACATTTACTATTACAGACTTTGACCCTCTGACGATTGCTTATGATTATTGGAAAAATGTAGGAGACTCTTTAGTAAGATATTGGACTGATGATAAAGCTAATGGTGGAAGTGAAACTGCTCATTTGAAGATGATGAATTCAAAGATTGATACTGCTAGAGAAACTTTGAATGAAAAAGTTGAAACTGCACTATGGGCAGACACAGGTGGAAGTTCAGTTGATGACTATAATGGTATTCCACATCTTATTGACGACTCTCCTTCAACTTCAGCTACTATCCATGGTATAAACCAGTCAACAGCAGTTTCTAGTGATGGCATCTACTATTGGAGAAACCAGCAGAAAACATCTGGCGGTGCATTTAGCGTTTATGGTGAGAGTGATATGACAAATTTGTTTAATACCTGCAGTAGATGGGGAAAAACAGATTTGTTGATATCTGACCAGACAACGTATGAACTAGGTGAATCTGAAGCACTAGAAAGAGTTAGTGTAGTTAATAAAGAAGCTGTTAGTTTAGGTTTAGACCATATTACCTTCAAAGGAAGAATTTGGATTTGGTCACCGAAGTGTACTACTGGTTATACATATTTTATTGACAGGAGTCATTTAGGTTTTACGATAGACCCATCAGTAAATATGGTAATGGGAGAATGGAAAGAGATACCTAATCAGTATAAAGACGTTGTGTGCCAGATAGTCCAAAGAGGTAATACTTGGGTGGATAAGAGAAGTTGTCATGGTGTATTAACAAGTCAAGCTGCGTAATAGTAGCTTCGGGATTAGCAACGGCGGTTGTTAATTCCTAGAGGTAGCCAAACCAAAGAAGGAGGATATAATGGCTGATATTACTAGTAAAATGCAAGGAAATGTTAGTGATGAAGGTCAAGTTAACTGGAGAGGAGACCAAGTTTCAGTAGTTCAAGGTGGACAGAGTATATATGAAACATCTTCTGTTAAGCTAGCTGACTTAGGTAGTAGGAAAGTAGTAGGAGATAGGGTTTTTAGATATGCATTATCAGGTGATACTATCGGTGCAGGTTTAATTGCATCAAGACCAGTATCTGATGCAAAGCATATGAAAACGACTATTGCTACTAATGCAGTAACTGGTTTGAAGGCATTAACGATAGTATTAACAACTAGTGCTGCAGCTAATTACTTCGCAGAAGGTTATGTCCATGTTCAGAGTGGGACAGCAGCTAATCAGGGCTATATGTATAAGATTAAATCCCATGGTTCAATAGGAGATACAAGCTCTGGTGTATTTAGTTTATATGACCCAATTAAGATGGCTATTGCATCTAATGGTGATAAGGTATCTGTATACCCTAGTGGGTATAGTGGAGTTATTAGGAATACAGATCAGGCTGACCCTCCAGTGGGTATTGCACCTATTGCGGTTGTTAGTGGAGATTATTTTTGGCTACAGACTTGGGGTCCTAGCCCATATGTAGCAGGTAGTGCTGGTGTTCCAACAGCGGGTGGTGCTATAGTTGCAGGAAGTGTAGGTATGGCAGAAACTACAGTTGGTGCTACTACAGTGATTATTGGTCATTCAATTCACCAAGCTACTTCAGCGGAATATGGTCATGCTTGGTTATCTATTGCACCTTAATTATATTGGCGATTTGGGGTGGAGGCTGTGTCCTCCACTCCTAGTTTAAAGGAGTTAAAATGGCGAAGAAGGTTGAAAAGGTTATACCTAAAATACTTATTGGAGTTCCTATACTTGCTTGGACACATGAGTTTGCTACAAGCTTTTTAAACTTTTGGACAGATTTGATGACTTGTAAGTATAAGGGAGTTAAGTTCCATGTAGGATATGAGTTTATGTATCGACGTCCAGTTCATATGGCTGAGGAAGATTTAGCAAGAAAAGCTATTGATAGTGGATGCACCCATTTAT